CTATAACTTCTTCTTCTGTTGGTAGCTTTGTTTCTGGTTGATCCATACCCATTATGGCAGGGTCACCAGAAGAAATAGCTCCTTCAGTAGGTGTTATATTTTTAGTAATATCACCTTCAAAGTCGTACACCTCACCAGCTTCAATATCCATCTTCATAGCTACTTCTTTTGCTTTTACTTCATCGTCAGTCTCTGGGAAGAACTCATTTTTTAGTGCTCCATATACACGTGTAATCAGACCAGGTTTACCTTTCTTGGATGCCTCTAATAAACCTTCAAGAACGGCTCTATCTGCTGTAGATGTTTCTTCTGCTGCAATCCTACGTTCTATTTCTTTGTCTAATCTTCTAGCACTATCCATCATAGCACCCTTAACAAATAGACCTAGTAAAGGATTAATAGCACCTGCACCAAATGCTATTGCTGTAGATTTGGCCGAGTTTTGATCTTCTAACATCTTAGCAATATCGTCTGTAGTAAGCTCTTTATAATTTATAGGATCTGGTGCTGGCATTGGTCTTGAGCTTCTGTCGCGTCCACTAGGAGTTACAACCTGTGGTTCTGGTTGTGCTGCAGTAGTAGCAGTAGTTGTAGTATCTGCAGTATCCTCAACTTGTAGTGTATAGCCTGGAGGTATAGACGTTTGAGGGTTACCATCAATAAATGTAATATATATTGTGTGTCCAGCCTCATTAACATATGTACGTACTTCTACACTAGGTGCACTACCTGCTACTTCATATCCTGCACTAATACCTTCACTACCTAAGCCCAGCGCACCCATACTAGCATAACCCTCATCACCAGGTGAAAGAGCATAACCACCCTCGTTCATTGTCATAGGTTGACCATCATCTTCTACCTCTAGTTCAGATATATCAAACATCATATCCATATCAGGTTCGTCTACAGGTTCACCACCAATACGTCCGTTCTCAGCCATATCTTGATACCCAAACTTAGCTTTAGCACGTAAGTTTTCAAAGAACCTAACACCGTAGAAGCGTACTACGTCAGCAGGTACGACATATTCACCTTCACTTAGTTGTGCAGGTATATCGTCACGAACCTCTTTTGCAGTAGAACCTATGGGAACTTCGTTTCCTGACACAGGGTCAATACCTTGAGTGTTGTCTGGTACTGTATCTAAGTCTACGCTACCGCCCAGTGCGAAAGCTGTTTTTGTTTGTTCATCCATTATTGTGCCACCTTCTGCATAGCCTTTGTTGGGTAGTTTATGTACAGTAACTCCTGCTGCACCTAACTTATTATTAGTAATATCAAAACCTTCACCCAATGTTTCTTGTATATATAATTTTAGTTCTGGTTGTGTAAAACCTTTTTGATATGTGTCTTTTGTAGTAATAATAGACATCTCTTCTGGGCCAGGTTTACCTTTTGCAGACATAACATCTCTACCTCTAGTAGTAATAACAGCCCTACCATCAGGTTCTAAAATACGGCCTATGTCTTTTACTATTGTATCTCTTACATCTTTAGGTACTACATTAAGCACATTTAGGTTAGTTAATTTTTTGTAGGACTCAGAGGGTATATCAGAAGGATCTGTAAAGTCAGGGTTAAAATCTTTTTTAGGAAAAGGTTCGTACGTATCAAAGTCTAATTCTTTTTTAGATAAACCTAAACCTGCACCAAAATCTAATGTCTTACCATCTCCTGCTAATTCTGTTAGAAGATTATCAGCTTTCTTATAAGTGGGTAGTGTTCCTGCTATTTGAGTACGTGCTGAGTTTTCTGCAGGAGGTAAGTCTGTACTCAAAACTTTTTTAGGACCATCCATTATAGGAGTGTTTCTTTGTTTTAATGCATCTAAATATACAGAACTTGTAGATCCATCGGGTGTTTCCATGTTAAGTCTGGCTATATAGTAATCACCGTCTTTTTCTATAAAGTTAAACTTGATACCTAAGTTTTTTTCAATTCTTTTTAGGTTTGGATTTTCTAGTCTTGTTTTATCTAAGCTATAACCTGTAATTTTATAAGGAGGTAAAAGTTCACCTTTAAAGTTTTTACTTTCTACCCGTACACCTTTTGTATATTTATCAAAGTAACCTGTGTCGTATAATTCTTTTGTAAGGTTTGCTTTTTTAGTAGCTATATTTTGAACATCAGACATTAGATTTGTTTTGAAATCTTTTAAATCTTTTTCTTCTTTTTTCTTTGTAAACGAAATTATCTTAGGTTCATCTACACTATTAGCCGCTTTAGGAGTAAAACTAATATTACCACCTGTACTACCTAAAGTATTAGGATCTACCTTAATACGCTTAGCTACATCAAAAACTTCTTTAGCTCCAGTTTTAATAGCTTTAGCAGCAGCATCTCCTACACCAGGAACAAGACCTACAATAGCAGCACCGCCCAGCGCACCAGCTAAATAATAGTTAGGCTCATCTTTTTTTAGTTCGTCATATACTTCCTTAGCAGCCATAGCATCACCAATAATAGGTGTCATACTAGCAACAAAGGTAGTTGCATCCTTTAAGGATATCTCTGGAGTATCAACTTTTAATGTATCTGCATAATCACTCCACTGATCGGTAGTTCCACCTTGAAATACTTCTTCAGTTTGATTATCTAAGTCATCCATTTACTTTATCCCTCAAGTACTGTAGTTGTCGTAAAGCACGTATAGCACCCTGATGCCTGTATAGTTCAGCAGTATCTGTAACAGTTTCCATACTACGATGTTGTGTAGAGATACGCTCCTCTAACTCAGAGAGAAACGATTCCCACGATATCTGATTGTTTACAAAACTCTTAAGAGACATTGCCACTAAATCCTTGCTCGCCTGGAACTGGTGCTGTACCCATACCTATCTGTCCACCTCCACCGCCTGATGTGTCCTGTACGCCTCCCTGAGGTGTCTGTGGCGCTTGTTGGCCTCCCTCAGGTGCTGGTACACCCTCAGGTGCTTCTGGAGGCTGTGCTGGTTGCTGGAAGCCTTTGAGGATCTCAGCTTGGATAGCAGCATCAGCCATAGAGTTAGTAACCTTATCAGGATCAAGATCCATAGACTTAGCAATCTCACGTATAATATAATCCATCTTAGCAAAAGGAGCTAGTACTGGATTCTGTGCAACTTGTAAGAACTGCATTAAGCGCTGGGATCTTACTTCGTTAGCCATTAAGCTTTCTGTACCTGACGCTTGTACTTCTAAGTCACCACGTATTTGTTCATCAAAGTCAAACTGCATGTTGAAAGAGAAGAAAGCTTTACCTAAGGGGCGAAGCAAATAGTCATCCACGTTTTTAACTACTGTACGAATAGAACCGTTAGCAGCGGACATAAGCATACTAATACCTGAGGCTGTACGCCCAACGCCTGATACACCTGTTTGACCATGTGCAAAGCTAGGGAAGCCAGTACTCTCATCTGCTAGTACTCTTGCCTTATCAAAGAGTTGCATATTTTCTTGTGCAACATTTGGGAACTTAGTACCAAAGATAGCTTGTCCTGGTGCACCCCCAGCCCTGCGGAAGACCTTGCCCGGATATACAGATAAGTCTTGTCCCGGTGTTAAGTTGGTCTCATCTACTTCTATAATAAGATTACCAGATAATGCAGCATTGTCAATAGCCATACGCATAAAGCCATTCATCAATGTTTGTGTATCGTCCATGTTCTCAGCAATACCTACACCAAAGAAGCTGTAAGGGTTATGCTCGTAAGGAACAGCATAGTAAGGTATACGTGTAGGTTTGAATGGGTTTAGTACAAATCGTAGTACTTCACCATTACATGTCCAAACATTACAGTTAACCTCATCTAAGTCTTTCAACTCGCTGGGTATCTTAACCCCATGCTCTTCAAGTAGTTGAATATCTACATAACCCCAGAACTCTAATACTTCCCAACGCTCAGAGGTTGGTTGTGTATCATCATCCTCCATAGTCATTTCCCAGTATTTCTGTATATAGTCAGCGCCTTTATCTACTGCCATCTGAACTGAGTCAGACATGAAGTAAGGACGACTTCTTAACGAGCGTAGCTGTGTACGTGACATCTTATGGCGTTCAACAGTATACTCTGCATCATTCATAGACTTAGCTTCTGGGTCTGGGTAGAAGTCCCAAGAAGATACATGGCTACACTCAGGTACTGTCTTGACTAATGGATCATACTCACCTTCATCATTCCAGTTAGGGTATTCTTTATCTACTGCGAAAGGACCTTTCATAACACCTGTGCCAAGTAGTGCCATCTCAAACGCCATAGAGCGTAGGTGTGTAGATGCACCTGATTCTTGCAGCTGGTCATGGATTTTCTTTTCCATCTTCTTAGCTGAGATCATGGCTGGGTGAAATGATACGGTAGCTGGTGTAGTTCCGTCGCCCTCAATAATCTTATCTGATACAGCTTCTAACTTACTATTTAAACCACCCATACGTGCCTGTAAGTCCATAAGAGTCTCACCAGGTTTTAGAGAAGTATCACCATTAAGAAGGTAAGAACCAGAAGCTTTATCTTCAGTCACAGGCTTTAGTGCATCACCTGCAGCTTGAGCTTTAGGATCTATATTAACGTGTACTGCTTCTGCTACACCATCAGGTAATACAGAAGGGTTAACAGATAGTGGGAACTTGTTGTTACCAAATAGTACATCTACAATCTGACCATATGCAGCAAGTGTCTTAGTCTTAGTAACCTTAACAAATACACGTGACTTCTCAGTGTCGGTAAACTGTACATCCTTGCCGTATAAGCCCCTATAGTTTCGGTAAGCTTTTAACCAGCGTTGTTCATCAGCATAACGTGCATCCTCTGCTCGTTTGTATCGCTCTTGTACAAAAGCTACTACGCTATCTTTTTGTTCAAAGATACTATCCGTACTGTCTTCTGCAGCTACGACTTCATCTGTTTCAAACATTTCTTCTTGTTCTGCCATTTATTAATACCCGAATGTTGTATCACTAGCTTGAAAGCCTGTGCGTTGTGTTGCTGGGTTGAAATCCCAAATGCTGCTGCGTGGACGTGTCATAACACCGTAACGTAAAGCATCATACAAGTGATCCTCTGCGTGAGTGTCTACATCTTCTGGGTTTCTTTTATCCAGAGGAATGCTTGGTATCTGCGCTATAGTGTTAGTGCAGTTGTTCATAAATACTAACCTAGGCTTCTCAGTAAACTCATCGACTTGTAACCGCCTATGTATTTCGTTTTTACCTGCGACACGCGAACCCCTAGAGCGATCAGATGGTCGCCAACGACAACCCTTCATAATCATTTGCTCAGCTAGTGATGGTCCCGTGTCGCCACGGTTGTGCCACAAAGAAGAGTCTAGCACCCCGTATCTCATACCACCATCTTGTTTCTCTAAGTCTAAAATCATATCCGCTAAATCTGTAGCTGTAACCTTAGAACAATATAACTCTCTATAAACAATGAGTTGCTCGTCTGGTGCAACAGCAAACCAGATAACTCCTGTATAAGATCCGTAGCCGTAGTCACAAGCTCTAAACTTAGCCCAGCTTTCGGGAACTTCAAAAGCGTCAATGACATGTTTGGTTCTGTCAAACTCTGGGAAAGCGGCTCCATCATTAATATCCCAGTTGCCTTCTAAGAGTTGCTTTCTTTGGTGCTCTGGTAGTGACAGTAGCATTGCTTCATAGTCACCTGCCTCAGCAAGATATGGGTTATCAAATAGTGATGCAGGTATAAACCTACGTTTGAACAATGGCTGTCCAGCTTTACTGTGTCCATCAGGATATGTAATAGTATCTCCTGTTTCAACATTTGTAGCCCAGAAAGGCTCGTTAGATGGTCCAGGATCAATAAACATTTTCTTAACCCACTGATGACCGCTGCCACCTGGGTTGGTAGTAGCTCTCATGTACAAACCTAAGTGCTGGGCTGAACTACGTAAACGTGATCTCATGTAGTCCCAAGCGTAAGGACTAGACCATTGTGTAAGTTCGTCAAAGCCTATCCAGTTAAAAGCCTGTCCTTGGTATCTTGTAACGTCTGTATCTTTATCCAAGTACGACATCCAGAGTCTACCACCTCTAGGTGAAGTCCACTGTGATTTACGTTCAGACCATTTGATACCGGGTATAGCACGTGGATATAGTTCTTGGCTCTTCTGTATTAATTCTCTTAGTTCTTCTGTAGTGTGTCGTACAAGTAGTCCTGAGAAGTTAGGATCATTTAGTCCGTGTAGAGGGTCAGCCAACATAGCATATGATTTACCTCCACCAGCTGCGCCGCCATATAGTACTTCTCTCTCTGATGAACTCAGGAAAGAAGTTTGGGGGCCGGGGTTAGGCTTGAACACTATCTCTTGTGCTAAGTCCTCATCATACTCAGGAGAAACTACTTGAGCAGGAACAGTCTCCCTAGGGATATCTATTTGTTCAACTGCCTCTACTTGAATCTCTGTATGCCCCGACCCCTTGGGTTTCGAGCTTTTCGATTTCCGTAATGGTTTCTTCGAGCCACTTGGCAAGCTTGCGTTTAATAGCAGATGCTTTTCTACGTTTTTGCTCAACTTCGATTCTCTTCTTTAGTCCCATATGTGATATATAACGACCAGTTTCTTTGCTCAGCCATTGTGCTACTGCACGATAACTATACTGTTTAAGATGCCTCTTTGCAAGCTCTAAAGCTTCAAGCTCCAGATGAACAGGCAATAAAAGCTTGTCATTATCTGGAGCTAGGACATACCCCCACGGTATCTTTGAGGTTACACGTACTATCGTGTGCCATTCTTTTTCGTTGCCCTTGGATGGTTTTGGTAATTGCCAGAATCCTAGGTCTCTTGTTGGAATACTTATTCGTTTGTGCCTTCTTTTGGTGGTAGATAAAAGATGCCACCGCTTGATGTGACATCCACTTTATCTACTTTACCAAGTCCAGCGCGGTCTAGCAAGTCTTTTGCTGCAACCATTTTTTCTTTTATGCCTAGCTCAGTAGGATCAGAAAGAGCACCTACCATAGCAACTGCAGCTTTAGGGGCAGTACGAGCAAAATAGGTACGAGTCTTCTCGCCTATCTCCTCCTTTAGGGATTCAACAATAGCTGTAGTGCTACTGTTGTCCCCGTAACCTGCCAACCTTTTAGCTGTAACAGCATCACCATTAGCTTCGTCGAATAATACTTCAAGAAACTTGTTTTGTTTTTCGGTTAGATTTCTCGCCATATATATGCTCTCTTATCTCGCCACGGCTAATGCCTATGTCGTGTAAATCTCTGTCACTCATATTGTTAAGTAACCAAAGATCTGCTCTTGCTTGTTGTGTTCTTTGTACAGCCCTAAAGCCGCGTTGTAAAAAGTTTAGCATCACTATCTCCTTTGTTTGTGTGCGGAGATAGTTATACTTATTTAGTGGTAACTTAGTACCACTGTTTACGCATACCCGTTAACCTACAGGTACAAAGGTTTCTGTGACAGTGATAATAGTATCAACATGTGCAGCTGTCGCTGGAGTTACTTGTATCTTATCACCAGCAGACAAAACAAGTTCTATATCTGAGAATGTTACAAACTGACCAGCGCCTAAGTTTTTACCCTCTAGGAAATGTGACGTATATGTATCAGCTGCTACATACCACTCAATCTCAATATCTGTATTACCAGTAGTATTATGTATATGAATATATGTAACCTCTGCTACACAGTTAGAAGGGCATGTATATACGTCTTCTTTAGTAGTGCCAGTGTTATGACCATAAACAGAACGTCTACGTGCTGACTTACCCTTCTGGTTTAACGCCATCTTCTACTGCTTTCTTTTTAGGTTTGGGCTTGGGTTTAGGTTTGTCCATAACAGCCTGTTCTGCCCTACAAATATCTGTGACATTTGGATCGCTACAAAAAGCATTTCCAAACCTATCTTCTATAGCAGCTTGATTGCCTCGTTCATCCCAGACACAACCATCTACATCTACTGTGTAGCCATGCTTAGCTAGAGCAGATTTATATTTTTCATAAACCTTCATCTAGTTAACCTCTTTTCATAGGCTTAGATGCTGGGTTAGATGCACCGCACATACCGCCTCTGTTCATCTTCATAGGTTTCTTAGTCATGCCACCATAACTCATACCCATCTTCTTAGCATCACCTCCATGCATGTAACCCATTTTCTTAGCTACAGCAGGTGCTTCTTTCTTAAGAGCTTTCATACCTTTGTTCATAATTCCACCTTTGTTCATATTTGTGTGATATCCTTTGCCTCCACAATGGGAGCAACCTTTACCTTTACATACAGGGCATTTCTTTTTCATGTTCTTTTTCTCCCTGAGGCTGTAGTAGACCACTTAACCTTAGCAGGTCCTGTCTTCTTAGCCGCTTCCTTCTTACTTATTTTGCTCGCCACTTTTTTGGGACGACACGCAGGATAAGGTCTACCACTTTCTGAAGTACCCGACCTACCGCATTTTTTACCTGTTTTAACATCTGTCCATTCCTCTCCGAACCATTTACCTAAACCACCTTTAGAAAAACCTCTACGCCCTACAAGAACGTGTTGACTACGTGACCTTGTTTTTTGTTGTGCCACTATATTTACCCCCAGCTTTTTTATACTCCTTAGTAAGCCAAGCAGACGCATATGCGCTGGGCCATACTTTAAACTTCTTCTTAGCCAGAGCTTTCTTCTGGTTATATAACTTCGTGTCTGTAGGTGTAGGTGTTTTCTTTGTCATTGTTACCACGCTTTACAAGACCAGTAACGTGCCGTAAACTTATCTGTAGCTGTATCACATTTATGACGTGCACGAAAGCTCTTGCGTCTTTCTGGGTTATCTTTTTTTATAGACATGTTTTGATCACCAAAACGTACTATCTTTACCTCATCACCCTTCTTAGCTAATACAGCAGACTTCTTAGATGCACTGGGTGTACGCTTAGGTTTGTTGTATCCAGGAAAAGTTTCACCTCTATACTTTAACTTACCACTAGGTAACCGTTCTACATTTTTAGTTGTTGCCATTATTTAGTACCTTTATAAAGGGTTATCCGCTAATTCATCATAGGCTTTCCAAATATCATCTACTTCAGTTTGTAGTGTATCTAGAGTATCACCTAATCCATCTGTTATAGTTGTAGCCTTATCTACCTGACTACGTAAGTCTAGTAGTAGCTTCTGTTGTTCTAGTATCTGCTGCATGTTAGTCGTTAACTGGGCAAGCTTCTGGTTTAAACCTCTTACATCATTATCAGCTATAGCTTGTTCTAACGTTTGTATACGAACTATGAGTTTACCTTCTAGCTCCTGTACATTAGTTAGGATTAAAGAGTCTAACGTTATAATCTCACTGCTTAACTCATTATCTACTTCAGTAAGGTTGCGCTGGGCTACAGTCTCTACAGATGTTATGCGTTTATCCATAGCACCTGTCTTACCATCTAGTGTACCTATACGGTCTAATGATTCTCCTACACCAGCTTCTACACCATAGAAACGGTTAAGGGTGTCATAACCAAAGTATATACCACCCGAAATAGTTGATAGGACAGGGACAGCTACTGCCATCATCCATCCTTTAATATTGTAACCGCCTATACTAAAACTCATTGTGTTGGCATTGCTCCATATTCGTTTATGTATTCACCTGCAGCGTATATCTCAGAAGCGTTCTTCATATCAGGTGTTAGGTATCCTTGGAAACCTGTACCAAAACTTGAATCGCCCCAAGTAATTACAAACTCATCTATGTTCTGAGTATATGTAATTGCTGTGTAGCTACCTACCATAAAGTTGTTAGCTGCTGCATAGCTATCTACAGTAGCTGTTAAATCATCATTGTTTGCAGCTGCCATATAAGCACCAGCCTGTTGAGCGAAGGTTTCTACAGCGGCTACAGCTTCATTATACTCGTTAACTTCTGCTGTGTCAAGGCTATACGCATCTGTTTCTAACATACCCTG